CATCTCCAAGTAATCTTCAAAACGTAATCTTGTTTCAGATTCTGCTTTCAAATACCATAAGTATCCAGACGCGCCATCTTCAGTAGCAACTTCTACCCATCCAATTTGAGCAGTATCAGAACCAGAAATTTGGTATCTTTCTCTAACGATAATCGGTGAATTACTGTATTGAGTAAATGAAGGCGTCACTGAGTTAATAGTAGCATCAGTAGTTCCTTTTTTAAATTCAGAACCATATACAAAGATTTTAAGATCTGTTGCTCCGGCAAAGTTTACAACGTTACCAGCTCCAGTAGTTAAATCTAATTGAGTATAAGGTTTAACAGTAACAACAGCAGGGTTAGTTGCTCCACCCGTTCCTGTAGCGGCATCTGCAGTAGAAGCAGTAACATAAACTTTTAATTCTTTTCCTGTAGAAGGACTCATAACTACTAAAGTTTGTCCAACAGAAATTACGTTATTAACAAAAGCAGATCCAGTACCACCAGTAACAAAAGTTAAAGTTGTAGCAGAGGCACAAGTTACATCTTTGTAAGCAATATGTAATCTGTTTTGTTCAGACCAAACTACTTGATCAGAGGACATTGGCATTTCAGCTCCTACCATACGTAAGAAACCTGATAAAGTTCTATTACCATATCTCTCTACTTCTTGTTCGTAGATTTCTGGTAAATATTGTTGTGCAAAGTCATTACCACTACCATTTGTAAAGTTTAAGTAGTTAGTTTCTAATGCTTGCTGTTTTTGAGACGGTTTAATTGAACCGAATTGAGGCGTTACATTTGCCATAGTTTTTAATTTTTAATTGTTAAAATTTTTTTGTTTGGATCCTTAATTTAGAGGTATCCTCACTGCTTATAGATTTGACTCTAAATCCATTAATGAATGGTTCACTAGCAGCTCTAGGAGCATCCATACTTGGATTTTTGGAATTACTAACCACTTGTTTAACAGCGTCAGCTTTTCCTTGTTCATAAAAATGAGCAGCTATTTTGTCAGCATTCATTGCTGAGTACAAAGCTTTATGATAACCCGGTACATCCGCTACATTACCTTCTTTATCTAGAAACTTTCCGATGAAGGTTTGTATATTTGATTGGGTTTCTGCAACTTGACTTGGATTCTGAACATTATATCTAAATCTTTTTTCACCTAAGTTATATTCAAAACCTTTGAATTCATTGTTAAAAAGACTAGATGTTTGTTTTTTAAACGCATCTTGTTGTTGAGCCACTTTGTTTTGCTCGTTATTATATCTGTTAAAAAAATCAACAGCTTTTTGTTGTTCTGCATTAACACCAGGCCTTGCCTTTATTTCTGCATAATATTTTTTCTTTGCTTCCTCTAAGAAGGTTTTTGCTTTTGAAACCTCATCCTTAAAAGCTAATTTTTTTAATTTAACTTCTCGTTCATCATCAAGATCTTCATCAAAGAAAAACTTATCTTCTAATAAGAATTCAACTTCTTCTGCATCTAAATGAGGTTTTGTATTTTTATAATATTCTTTTAATAAAGCAATATTGTTAACATTTGAATAATCTGCATTTAACCTAACATAGTCTTCAATAGTTCCACCTGTTTCTTGCATAAAAGAAACTAACTTCTCTATATTTTCAGGCAGTTCTACATTATTCTTTGTTTGTTCTTGAGTATGAAATTGCAGTTCTTCTTTAATATCTGCAACTTCTTGCTTTATTTCTTGTTCAAAGATTTCTTCAATAACATCTTCAGCGGACCCTTGGTTTCCTTCGACCACTTCTTGCAATCCCAATTCGGGTTGTTTATTGCGTAACATGCTTTCATCTGTGCTTTGCTCTTGAATGGCATCTGTTTCTTCTTTAGGGATTATTACTTTTATTGGTTCTTCTTGTTTTTGTGTCAAATCAACCTTAATAGGCTCATCTGTTTTATTTAATTTTTTTGGTGAAGGTTTCTTTGCTTTTAGTTTAAATTCCCCTTCTTGTTTTACTTGTTCTGACATAATATGATAATATAAAATTGGTTAATAAGTTTATTCCATTTGCAACATACCTCCTAAATCATTCATTAGATTTTCTGCACTATTCTGAAAGTCTTTTGGTAAAGAATCATTCTTACGTTGATCTATTAATTCGGACTGTTGTGTTGCCTGTATCTTCGTTCTTTCATCTTTTCTATCTTCAAGCTGATTGAACTTAGTTGTTTCTGCTTGAACCTTTAATTGCGCTAATTGCATATCATAATTAAACTGTTCCGCCATTAATTGTTTTTTAACCTGTCCCTCAGCTTGTAGTCTTTGCATTTCAAATTGAGATTTAGCCTGCTCTATTTGTATTTGGGTTTGAGCTAAAGCTTCTTGCTTTTGAACTTCAAACATTGCTGCTTTTTCCGCATTCTGCGAATTAGCGTCTGCTTGAGCTTGTATATTTGCTAATTGTTGCTGTTGTACTTGCTCTAGTTTCTTTTTTCTTTTTAACTTTAATAATTGATTTGCTAATTTAAGATTTCTAACTTGTCTTATATCAATAGCGTCCTCTAAATCAATTCCTTGGTTTTGTAAAGAAACTTGTATGTTTTGTTCTAATTGTGCTTTTTCTTCTTCATCTGGTTCAATCTCTAAGAAAATACCAAAATCATGCAAGTTTAATTTTTCCATTTCTTTTAGAACATCTACGTTATAGGTAGATATACTTTGTTTTAATGAATTTGCAGTCAATGGATTATTCAAACAATCTGCGATTCGCAATGATATATTCTCGCATATCCTTGTAGTTAAATATATACTTGCATCTTTTATATGGCGTGTTGCTACATTAGAAGCATTTGCTGCTATCTTTTGTAATCCTACCAAAGCATTAGAATCAGGCTTGCTGCCATCGACCGCTTCGTTAAGCCCAGTGACATCTCTAATCATCTGCAAGTAATACTGATAAGTTTGGATTAAACTTTGTATCTTACCCTGACCACTAGATGTTGTCAATTCTTGAATAGGCACTTTACCCCTGTTTATATCACCATCCTGAGTCAAAGATCTACCTACAATACTACCAGTTTGGAAATACATATTTAATGCTTCTGCTGGATTGTATTTTGTTCCATTGCCCAAATCAACTTCCATTAAACCATCAACGTCTAAGAATACACCGTCAGGCACTACTCTAGACATAACTTGTTGTAGTTTTAAATGAGTTAACTGAATCATATCCGCAAAAGAAATGCACTTAGTAACAATAGAATCAATTCTGCCCTTATACATTCTAGGAGCAGCTATATTGTAATTCATTTTAACTCTTGCCGTGTCAGCATATGGACGTGTCATATCATTTGATAACTTCCACTCCAGCATCATGTTTGTGCCTATAATTTTAGCCCCAGTATATAATACCTCTATTGTTCTTGATACTTTTTCAAAGTTATCATTTGGTGGTGGATTAAAAGAATCGGTTTTTTGAATGACCTTCTCTAATCCATTTTCACCTTGTTTTATTTTGAATACTTGATTCATATAAGTTTTATATTCAAAATATAATACCTGAACTGTATTCTCATCATAATTCCCCCATCCCTGAATATATTGTCTATTACCAGGCATTTGTTGTATCTTAAGAAGTTCATCTTCTGATATATACGGAAACTCTTTTTTTAATTCTGGTATTGTCACCGCTTTAACTTCTCCAACATAATAAATATCCTCAAAGTTAGGATCTTCCGTATATGAATAAACTAAATAAGCTGGATCTACGTAGTCCACTACAATCCCTTCTGATTTATTAAACGACGTTTTAACCGCGGCAATCCCAAGCGTTGTTAAATCGTAATTAAGTCTTTTTCTAGTAAGATCGTATTTATTAGTTTTTAAGACAGTGTTTATTGCCTCTTCTTCAGCAATCTCAATAGATTGTTTATATGAAAGTTGCATGTGCAGTTCTAGTTCATCTAATGTAGCAGGCAAATCAGCAGGTGGTATATTTGATTTTGATATATCCACACCAACTTCTTGTTTATTTTTACTTATTAATTCTTTATTAGCCATATCAAATTTTAAGGCCGATGCATAATTCATACGCTTTTTTAAAGAATCCGGGTCTTGTGCAAATGCTTTTACGTCATATGTTTTTTGAGAAATACCATTAGCAACTATATCAACAAACTTTGATAATATAGGCACTGGCGTCCAATCTAAATTCAAATAAGATAAATCACCATTAATTGATAATTCATCTTTATATTTTTGCACGGATTGTTCCCCTCTTGCGTAAAGTCTTAATCTATTAAAATTATTCCAATGTGTTAAATATCTATTACCACTAGTCCTCCCCTGGTTAAACCATTCTTGTTCTATGGCACGAGACACCTGTAATCCATATTCTTCAGAAGCCTTAGTAGCATCATCTACAACCTGACTAGGGAAAGCGCTATTT